ATTATACCTACTTACTGCTTCTTCTTCTGTTTCTAAATTTTTAGCAGGTGGTGGTGTTGTTGCTTGTTGAGGATATCTATAATATCCTAAAAATCTACCATCAGTTCCATAATGAGGATACCAATTATTATCTTGAGTTTGTGTTTTAGGTGTTTCTGTTTGATATGTAATCTGACCTGTTTTAGAATCAATTACTGGAGTAACATTTTGTGAAGGTGGTTTTGATATATTTGTTGAAGTATTAGGGGTTGCGGTATTTTTTAAAGTGTTAGTATTAGGATCTATTTTCGAACCTGTACCAGATGGTTCAGTTCTTGGTGGTTGCAGTGTTATAGGTCTACCAGTTGATCCTCTAACATTAGGATTTGGTGGAGTTTGGGGCCGTACTTCAGGTTTACTAGGTTCAATCATATCCTCAAGTCTAGGTTTTACTGGAATTCGTGCAGCAGGTTGTTGTGTAGTAGATTGTTGTGTAGTAGATTGTTGTGCAGTAGATTGTGTAGTAGATTGTGCAGCAGGTTTTTGTCCTCTAATTACTATATCTTTTTTAACATTAGGAAAAATTAAATTTTTATCTCTTTGTAATATTACATCTACTATATTATTTGAACGATTAGTATATGTAGCATTTCCATATTTATCATATGTTACTACTGGATTTTTATTTTCACCCAAAGTAATTCTACCAGTTCCTTTTTTATCATATGTTATTACTGGATTTATATTTTTTGGTGTAGGTTTTTGTGTAGGTATTGGTGTATAAGTAGTAGGTGGTGTAAGTTTTTGTGTAGATAAATTTTTATATTCTTTTCCAATTGCTTGTGCTGTAGGATATAATTGTTCACCAGCAGCAAATGATCCTGCTACTTTTGCAACTTTACGAGTTTTACTAACATTTGCTGCTTGCTTAGCAGCATTTGCTAATTTAGCAGCTTTCAGTCCTTTAGATGCAAGATTAAGAACAGGAACGAAATTAAGACCTGCTTGAACAGCAGATCCAACTGCACCTTTAACATTACCTTCTCTAGCTTTTCTAACTGTATCTTTAATATCACCTGTAAAAAAAGTATCTACACCTTTTAAAGCTGCTCTTGCAACATTATTAAAACTAGCCACATTTCACCTCATTCATAATGTCTCCTGTTATTACCAACTAATGGGGTCTTAAAGCCCAGTTAGTTCGTACACCCTATCTTGTGCTGGTATTGCACCATTCTGATCTGTATTAGAAAAGTACATAAATCTTATTACTCCTGTAGCTACCTCTATAGGTATATCTGTCTTAATATCGTTAGCAGTAGACATGTTATCTGGTAGATCAGGATCATAATATATATAAGTAGAACTTACATAATTATATGCTGCAGTTGCTGGATAAAATCCAGGAGTTGCTGCACCTAGTGTTACATCATCTGCTACTCCATTTAATATTACTAGACCACTACTAGTATGCATATGACCTTGTAATGCATCTCTAGTAAATGTTAATGATGTATATGTATTTGGTATATTAGTGTCATAATCAAATACAATACCTGTAGATTGTTCCCATAATGTCATATGCCATGTTGAAGTTGTTGTATTTTTATAAATGTAAGTTAAATCACCATTAGGTGTAAGTCTTATGTCTGTGCTATAATTACCTGATACAACAGGATTAAATGCAGCACTAGTAGATGTTGCTACTAAAGTAAAATTACTATCATCGTTAGCATTTTTTAAATAAAAGAAAACATTTGAAGAGTGTTTTATTGCTGCTAAATAACCATGACCTGCAACTAAAATTGTTGCATAAGTTGAAGATACAGTAGTATCATCTATAGTTCCACCTGATGCAGTTGAAGGAACATCTGTTGCAGTCTTAACATATGTTAATGTTGTAGATGTTGGAGTTCCAGTAATTGTATATGTACCATTAAAAGTTGCATCTACACCTGCTACTGTAATTTGCATACCTGATAATAATTGATGATCTGCTGCTGTAGTTAATGTTGCAACATTTGAAGTTAATTGTTTATTAGTTACAGTTCTTATTTCTGGAGATACATTTAAATTACCTTTATCTACAGGAGCAGTATCTGTATCTGACATTCTCCAGAAATTACTAGGTCCAGGTGATGTAGTAGTATAAGACCAAGTCCACATATTCTCAGTTAAATGATCAAATGCATTCCAGTCATTACCATTAGTTGCTAGAAATGAACTCCAGACTACATCTCCAGGTCTTCTATAATGATAAGTACCATTAGTACTAGGTGTAGCAGCAGCCAATATAACTGTACCATTACCTTGCTGTATATAAATATCTCTACCAAAACCAGAACCTAATGCTGTTGCAAATAAAGATGAGTTTACACTACTACTTCTAGTAAATGCATTAACTGTTGTATTACCATTTTTACCAATTATAGTATCTGTACCAATACCAAAACTTCCAGCTATATCATGTGTTACTCCATATCCTGTAACTATAGTACTTACACCTTGTGTGGTTAAATCAAATGTTAAATCTGGTTGAGTAACTATTGGGAAGTTAGGACTTAATGCAGCAGCTGCAGGTAGAGGAACAGGTGTGATTGTTCCACTTCTCTCTGATATACCAATAGCATAATATAAATCATCTATCTCTATAATAATAACTTCATCATTAGGAGTTAAAGAAGAAGGAGTTGTATTTAAAAATTCTAATATCTGACCATCTTCTGTAGTTCCTGAACCTAAACCATTTGCAGGATTATAAGTTGTTACTGTTAGTAATTGAGTAAATCCACCACCAAGATCACCTAAATCAGCTTTAGGTAAATTATCTAATTCTCTTTTAATAGCCTTAGGACCTTTATATCTACTTGGTCCATATCCAATAGTTATTTGATCTCTACGCATCGCTTCCATCTCCTGGTCTGCTTGGCTTCATTCCTACTGACCAGAATGTAGCTGATTCAATTTGTAAGTCACCTCTGAATGTAGCTTCTGCAGATATTTCTACAGATGAACCTATACCTGCTGGTATAACAAATTCATCTCTATCAACTAGATTTCTATTTATAGTTTTAGTATATGTAAATACAGATGTATCTAAGTTAGGTCCAGCTTTAATAGTTACAGTTCTAACTTGTGCTGTAGATCTTCCTCTAGTTCTCATACCATATCTAAACCAACTTACTTTCTTATGTTGTTCTGAGTTACCTAATGTAGCAGTTCCTACAGTGCAATCTAATTGAACATTATCAAATGTTGCTCTCTCTGTATCTGCTTGATTATCTCTAGCTACACAGAATCTATAAACTCTATTATCCATTACAAAGTATAAACTACCTGCAACTTTCTTAAAACTTTTAGGTGCTATTTCATATGAAGGAAATACTAACTCAGTCCATGCAGCTACTGCTGATTGACCTTTAATACCTTCCATTAAATTTAATACAAAATATCTATTAGCTCTTCTCATAACTAAATATTTACCAATAGCAGAAATCTCATCATTTACTGTAGTTCTATCAGGAGTTACTGGACCTATTCTATCTAATCTATCTACTTGTATACCATCTGTATACCACACTCCACCTAATCTATCTAGGAATACTACTATACCAGAATCAGGCCATACACATGATGGTGTTCTAGTTCCTGTTGCTGATATATCTCTAAATGGTCCAAGACCACCTCTAGTAACATTTATATCTAATACATCATTACCTTCTTGAAGATCTATAAATGTAGGATTACCATTAAATACTCTTATACCATCTGACTCAGTATTAGGTGATGATATTGTTACTAAAGTATTATCTAATACATGCATTCCTAATATTTGTGATTCTGCTGAACCAGCTAATAATATAGATTGTTCATGATAACTATCTGGTACTTCTTCAGAGAAGAAGAATTCATTTGGATTTCTTTGTATATTATTTACTACTGCAGTACCTGTATCTGCTGTACTTGTAATATCTGATCCTGATTTAGTATATGTAAATGTAGTTGCACCAGTAACAGTAATAGTAAATGAACCATTAAGAGTTGTATTAGTTACTGCTGTTATAGTTGCACTATCACCTGTTTTAAAGTTATGATCTGCTGATGTAGTTATAGTAACAGTATTACTAGTTCTAGCTACATTTGAGATATTCTTTGTATTAACCCAGTTTACTAATGAATTTCTTCTAACTAATATATCTCCAAGTACTAATCTATTTTTCCATATACATCCTACATTTGCTTTAGGCATAACATTACGCATTGCTAATGCATATGAACCTAAGAATACACCTACACGAATCAAGCTACTACCTCCAGTTGCTTGTACTTGTAGTTGATCTCCTGAACCTAATGCTGAAGTATGTGTATATGAATCTAATGGTTGAATAGTTGTTATAGTTGCACCTGTATTAATTCTTACATCTACTGGATATTTACCATCGTTAGCAATAGTCCATGCTGTGTTTACTCCTGTGAATGTAGTAACTATACTCCATGTAGTTGTTGCTGTAAATGTTTTAGCATCATTTTGATTTAAAGTTTCTCCAACTAATGGTTTAATTAAATTAGGTTGATCTACTGGTTGATATCTATTCCATGTCTTAATAGCTAATGAATTAGTTAAATCATTTTCATATATAGCAAATGGTGATGTTGATCCTGAAGTTGTATTTATTAATAATGCATTAACTTCTCCTATATAATTATTTGCATCATCTTCTATTGATAAAGGTATTTCACATATAAATCTATAATCTGTATTTGCTGTTATTGAAGATTGTAAAGTCCATGATACTACATTTGCTACTGTATAATTAGCTGTATCTGATGGAGCTATTGCTGTATATATTTCACCATTATTTGTTATAGCAACTAAATAAGAGTTTGAAGAACCTGTAAATCCACTAATAGATTTTACTCCACCTGTTATAGCATTAGATGCACCAATACTTTGTGCAGCCCATTGTGTTCTTAATGTTTGATCTGAATCCATGACAAAGCCTTTTAATCTAGACCATTGTCTATTTGAAAAGTTATCTATAGAAAATTGTTCATTTATACCACCACTAAAATCACTTATAGTTAATGTATCCATTTATGAACTCCTAAATCTCAGATTAACTGTTCCTGCCGTTCTCCCATCAACTCTTAGGATTTCCCCACCTATCTGTATAGGTCCAAGATCATGATCAACAACTAAGTCTGCTTTCATGTTTTCTAGTAATGATCCATATTCTGATGCATAGAACTGTGCTCTATTAGTGTCATCAGATTGTGAGTATAAAACTTTTATTGCAGTTCTATAAGCAATTATATTTGCATACTCTGAAGGAAGTTCTGTTGCATTAGCTCCTGATGGATCTATGAGAGGTGCAGCTTTAATATAATTAACTTTATAAGTCATTTGTTCTCCAAATGCTTTTGATAAAACTATTTGATTAGATGAGTTGCAGTCATAAAAATATTCATCGTCACCTTCAACTGTCTGTATTAATCCTCTTCTTGAAGGTATCTGTAACACTAATCCATTAGGATATGTTACTGCAAATTCTTTTATTTTACCTGATGGGCTGGATAATGTTATTGTTGTTACATTAGCTGCTAAAGTTCCTGTTACTATATTTACCATCCATGGCCAGTCATCTGCTCTATTTACTTCTGTATATGACTCTTGTATCCATCTATCTAATAATGCATCTGATAATAAGTCAGTAGAATATACTCCTGTTAAATCTCTGACATAACTTCTTAGTGTGGTTAAATTCATTCTTTCTACCTCTCTACTATCTTAAAGTCCTGGGGTTAAAAGGTAATGCCCACTACCTTTTACAATAGTGGGCTCACCTTAGTTATTCATATCAGGTACGAATAAGTTTTCCATGAGCTCTACGCTCAGAAGTACCAACGCTTAATGTTGAAGCGATTGGAACGACCTCATCCAGTGTACCTTGAATACGGTCTGCTGGGTAGGTCTTCATAAACTCGCCTGCAAGGTATGCAAAGCGGAGTGCTGGTGCATGTATGAAGTATGCTTCAGCTACTGGAGCATCTGGATCCATACGAACTACTATTCCGTCAAAACTAATTTCACGGAAACGAGTCTCTGCTTTATTTACATTACTAAAGTCATAACGACCTTTGTCTTGTAGGTAAGCTTCGAACTCTTCATATACATCAATACCTGCAATGATGTGTGTTGGTCTCTTGCGACTTGCGACATAGATAGCGTTAACCATCTCACGGAATGCTACAAGAATATCCTTTGAAGCTTTAGCAATAGTTTTTTCAGTTGCTCTCCAGAAATCTTTGATATCTGAACATACAACAGAACCTGTTGCTGAAGTTGAAGCTACATCTGATGCTGTCTTAGCATAAGATATAGTAGTTGCTGCTACTGCAGTTAATGTGAATGTACCATTAAATGTAGCGTCTACACCTGAAACTACAACTTCGTCACCAACGATATAATCGTGAGCTCCTACTGTAAGTGTAGCCACATTTGATGTAAGTGCTTTATTTGTTACTGATTTGGTAGAAACTCCACCACGAATTCCACCTACTGGTTTAGCAGTGGTTGTTGAAGTTTTATCAGATGAACGAATTAACTCACGAAGTGAGAGAATGTCACCTGTAGATGAAGATGCAGCCCATAGTTCAGCGATTAAGAAATCCTGATGGTCTGCTGTTGCACCTTTGACATATTCCTCTACAAGATTAACAACTTGCTCTGGGCCAGTGTTCTGTAGTATATCTGAGTGCTTAACACGAAATGGTGTTAATACGGTATTTGACCAGTCATATACAGCAGCTCCGATAGTATCTGCTGAGACTGCGGTGGAATATCCACCAGATCCTGATGCGGTGTCATATGCGGTTGAACCTAAGTTCGCTGCACGCAATGGAATGACTAGACCACGACCAGTTTGTGATTTAGACTCTTTCTTGAAGAGTTCTAGTGTTGGGTGCGTTAACAAAATGTTATCTGCAAGAACTTTCTCATACTTCTGTAGAGTGGTTGCAAATAGTTGAGTAAACGCTGCGTTTCCGAGGGCCATGTGTTTACCTTCCTTTTTTTAGTAATTTAAGGGCCAGAGAGATTTAAAAATCTATTTCCTTCATTGTATCTTGGATGAGTGATCTTAGATCTTTAGGATTGTTTACTTTCGATACATTGGATCCGCCAACGCTCTTCCGTGAAACCACCTTTGTTGCTTGTTTCTTAGGGTTTGCAACTCTACCCTTTGTCCTGCTATTTTCATACATCATAGCAGCGTAGGCCTTTTTAAGATCTAGAATACCATTTTCATTTGCATACTTTAATACAGATACTTTAAATTCCTGTCTATCTCTAGCTGTTGGTAAATCTATTCCTTCAGTTTTAATAATATCAGTTATTTGATTATCGTACATTTGTATTGCATCTTGAACTTTTGATTCATAAATCTTATCTACTTCTTGCTCTTGACGAAGTCTCTCAAATTCTTCTTTCTCTGCAAGTTGTTTTCTAAGCCTTTCCATTTCTGTTTCTTGTGTCCATACTTTCTTTGTCTCCGTATCAATACCAAAGTATTGAAGTGCTTCAGGAGTTAACAGATCATTTGCTGCTGCCTCTTTGATTACTAATCCGAGGAAGTAGGATGGATTATCTGTTGAGCCTAGTAGGTTTGTAAGAACTGATACTGGATTTGTTTCCCATGCAGTGTCTAGTGTAGACAACTGTTCTAGGGTTTCTTGATATTGAGAAATTTCTTGCTGGAATGCTTCTTTCTCTTCCTTAAGAAGTTGCATAGATTTGGTATAATGAGCCTGCCGTGAGTATCCTGACTTTAATTCATCTAAAGTAACTTCATACTCTTCTCCGTCTACCTTAACGATATAATTATTAGGGTCAGACTCTTCGCTTTCATCGACTTCAGTTTCATCAGATGTTTCAAGATTTTCATCTTCCTCATCTTCTGAGGTCTCTTCTGTAGATTCTAAGTCTACTAGATCTTCATCTGTTTCTTCTGTGACTTCAACTGCAGTATCCTCTTCGGGTGCAATTTCTTTCATTGCTTCGTTGATTGCTTCTTCTATTGTTATTGCATTTTCCATATTATTTCTCCTCTCGAGTGGTCCCTTTGAGAGTGTCGATGGCCTCGATTCTCATATTACCTTGTTCGAATATTAGTTTACAGGGGAATATACCCCTTCACTATTAGTTAGTGTTGGGGTGTTTTAATTATGTATTAATATTTATCTTCTGATTCGTCTTCTTCAGACTCTTCTTCATCTTTTTCATAAGAATCAGATTTATCTTCAGAGTGCATATCTTCACACTTGACACATGGCATGCCACAGCATGGGCATTTACATTCTTTCTTATCTTCATAGGATTCATCACCTTTTGGTTTTCCTCCCATAACGATCATTATGTCTAGTGCTTTCTTTTTTGCTTCTCTATCTGGCATCATATTATCATCTCCTTTACAGTGCCAATCCACCACTTGATGCTCCAGGGACTCCTGGGCCACCAAATTCTTCTGCTATCGCCTCTGCAGGTGCTAGACCTGCATTAGGATTCATACCAGCCATTAACTCATCTAGAGTCATGTTCTGTTGTTCCAATGGCGGTTGTTCCATCATTGGCACTTCTTGAGGTACTTCTTCAACTGGTTGTTCTACTGGAACTTCTGGTTGTTGTATAGGTGTTAATATAAAGTTAGGATCATATCCTAAATCTTTAATAGCCATTCTTAATGCATTAGTTGGATCATAACCTAGTTGTGTTAATGCAGGTATAACTGATTGTAGAGTTTGTATACCACGCTGTGCTCTTGTTGCAGGATTTAATGCTCTTGTAGATCCACCTTCTACAGATACTTTAAACTCTCCATAAATATCTGATGGTGATACATTTAACCACATAGAACCATTTGGTCCAGCAATTCTAATTGCTCTCTGATCATCTAAGAATTCTTGACATAGTAATAATATTCTTAAACCTATTCCTGATATTGATGCTTCTAATGAAGCTAACTTATCTTGTGCTCTTAGTGTTGCAACTCCATCTACTACTGCTGCTGCAGTTGCAGACATTCTATCTGCTCCTACTCCACCAGCTTGGAAATCATTAATACCTAATACTTGTTGCATAGCATCTTGAAGTTTGTCATCCATTACATATGCATCTGAAGGTGTTGCTTGTCTTGATAATGGTCTTACAACATCATCTAAGCTAGCTGCTTCAGGTACATCAAATACAACTACTTGATCTGGTATTGGTGATTCTAATTGTTTCTTTAACTCTGGAGTCATGTGGCGTTTTCTTACAGCATATTTATTACCACTTCTCTTTAAGTCATCAATCTGTGCTCTTGTTACTTCACCTAACATTAATTGAATACCTGCAATGTTTTCTAAATCTCCAAATGACCAGAACTGCATACCACCATCATTATAATTTCTAAAGTGTACAAATGGTGAGTATCTGTGTTGATAAGGTATTGGACCTTCATATAATGGTTCTGATGCATCTATTTGAAATACAGTTAATTCTCTTGTAGCTAAATCATAGAACTCATAAACAACTACATATGATAATACTTCTGGTAGAGTTGTTTGACCATTAAGATAAGTTGATACTAAAGCATCTGATGCAATAGTTGCATCTACAGATAGATTTACATCTTCTCCATATTTTTCTCTAACATCATCATAAGGTAATCTTAATCTCTGACATACCCATCTTGCTGCATCTAATCTTCTTGCATCTCTTGATACGAACATATCATAAGGTGATACATATTCAACGAATGGATCATCTGATTCAACTCTTTCATATGTTGATTGTGCTTCATTCTTTTCTGATAGATCTGCTGTTTCTGGAGCAAATCCTCCATCTTTATTTGTTGCCTCTGCTTGATCTACTTCCATTAAAGCTTCATCCATATTTAAATCTGATGGAGTTTGTTTATATTCTTTAACTACATAATCCCATCCTACTTTACAGAAACCATTTCCTAATTTAATCATATCTTCTGTTGCTGACTTAACATCGTCAGTAGCATTTGTTCTCTTCCAGAAATATTGTAGAACTGCTTGTGCAAATGTAGCATTATCTTCTGCTGTATTATCTTGACCTCCAATAGGAACAACAAGCATCTGTGGATCTCTTGATACTATGCTTGTAACCATTAATGATAAATGTGGTAGTGTATAATTTATTGTCTTAAGAATATTTCCTGGAATTGGTGTTGGTGTTAAATCTGCAAAGTCTTTTGCATTCAGGTCTCTCCTCAAGCCTGTTCTATATAATCCTTCTAAAATCTTCCAGTGTTGATGTAGTGGATCCATTCTTCTAATAGCATCACGAAGTAACATCTGCTTATCATTTAATGTAAATTTTTTCATATTTTATTCCTTTGTGGTTTGTGGGTTGTTAATCATAATACATACCTCCACCTAAAGAGAAACTCTCCCAGGCTTCTTGCTGTGCTAGTTCTGCATCTGCGATCATCTTCTTACGAATCTCACGCATCTTTGTAAACTCGACAGTGATAGTATTATCATTATTAATTTTTACTGGGGCGATGATATCTAAGTTCTCTGTTAGTGACCATAGTGCTATTGCTAATGACATAACTAAGTCGTCATGACATCCATAATCTGCTGCATATCTTACACCACCTGAAGGTAATTCTTGTCTAACAAATTGATGTAGTTCTTCTAATAATGCTTTATGTACTCCTCTTAATGATGGATTTGTTGTATTAGCATTTGATAAATAATCTGCAAGTTTATCTATAACCATTCTTCTTCTATCTGCAGTCATAGGGAATGAAAATAATCTATCTGAATATTTAGCACCTTTTCTACCTGTTGGTCTAAATACATAAGGGTTAGGATAATTTAAATTTCTATGTAATTCATTAATTGGTAGTTGACCTTGACCTCCTTGATCTTCTACTGCTAGTAATGCAGCTGATTCTTTACCTGCAAAGAATCTTCCTAGTCTATCTATATCTAAAGCCCAGTCAACTGGTTCTGTTGTATTACTTTGATAGTATGCAACTATTCTTGGTATGTTATCTATATCTGATGTTAATACATGTGCAGTTGAATAGTCACCGCCTTTACCTTGTGCAGGGTCAGCACCAATAAAATATCTTTGTTCTGTATCTGGATATTCTGCAATATGTAATGGACCTTCATCATCTAATATAAAACTAATTCCATTTTCATCTTCAGTTAAATAACCTCTATATTGCATCTCATCACCATCATGAGGTAAATTAATAAATCGTGGATTACCAGATTCTCTAAATGCTTCTACATCGTTTGATGGATACTCTGAATAAAACTCCCATGGATTAGCTGAGAACTCTCTACGCTTTGCTTCATATTCTTTTATTGTAATTAATTTAGATGCAGACCATGGTTGAAATATTGGAACAAATTGATTTGTTTTATTTTTAGCTGCTTTATATATTTTAGCAAATTCATTATATGCACCACGAGCAGTTGAGATAATTAATATTTTACCACCAGCGTCAGTAGTAGGCATAATTGTTCTATAAGTATTTGTTGGATCTTCCATGAGTGCGAACTCATCAAGAACTACCATGGTTGCAGTTTCACCAGCACCTGCAGTCTCTGTACCAGCAAATGATTTAACTTGACATTTCATTCCATCTGCAAATTCAAATTCTAATTTATACTCTGCAGCTTTTTCTAATTTAGGTCCTCTTTCTTTCATCCATTGAGGTAAGAATTGATACATGAACTTAACCATGCCTAAGTTTTTATTTGCTGAGTCTTGATTCTTAGAAACTAATAATAGGTTTGATCCTGGTTGAAATAATGAATGCCATAATATATCTGCCATGGCTAAAGTTGTATAACCTAACTGACGAGCTTTTACTATTATCGTGAAACGATTATCATTCCAGGTATCTAATGCTTCTTCTTGATAATCAAATAAGTCAAATTGTGTTCTTCCTCTTACATCCCATTTTGGTTGTACTTGTATAAATACATAGTTACGCATAAAATATTTTTTATCTGCAGCACACTTACGCCATTCTAACTCTACCCATAGCTTTTGTTTTTTGCGTGCTAATTTATGATCAGAAACCTTTGTCGAAGTCGTCATCATCAGTTATACCTGTTCCTTCTTCGTATGATTTCTTAATAACTTCTGCTGATTTAAATAATAGATTTAAGGATTCACTCCATCCTTCTCCATTTGGTCTTAATAAAGAATAACCAGCATTACCTTCTTCATCAATAAATTCAAATACTACTATAGCAGAACCAATCATACCGCCATCACCTATAATATTCTTTGATTGTTCGTGTATAAAATTTCTAAGATCATCCATATTTTTAAACATAGGTTCAATAACTTCCTTTCTGATTTGATCAGCTATTCTGAAGATTGACTTCGTAGCCTTTGGACCTAAGATAATCCACAACATTGGCTTCACCAAGAAGTGTAATCGAGTCGATAATAAGTTGATCAAGCGAAAGGCCAGCAAGATCCGAAGTCCTTGCAGCCGATTCTTCAGCAACGAAATCTTTCCCATAAGTCTTGAAATATAGGTCGAGATATTTTGGATCACCTGTTAACGCTCCTTTTACTAGTGTTGATTTTATCTGTGTATATTCATCTTCTTCAGAAGATTCAGGTTCATCTGCTATGATAGCAGGTGTTCCATCTACCGATACAGCTGATAGTCCATTATTAACTCTTGTCGCTTGCTTCTTTTCAACAAGAGCCTTGAACATAGGATCATTCTGCCATCTTCTAAGGGTTCTATCAGAGACTTTATTAGCCTGGGCATACTCTTCCTTGGTTCTAGGTAGATTAAGTCTCTCTTTTTGTTCTGGCTCTAATATAAGCCAGTTAGCATATGACTCCCATTGAGGACTTGTGTGGCTCATATATCTCCTTTAATAGAATGAGAGAGCGGATCTTCCTTCCGAGAGCGATTGCTCACCATAGGAGGAGGTTGGGATATACTAGTGTCGATCTTTGACGAGAATTGCCCCTTAACTAAAAGTGGGATCCTCTAACATAATCACCAGTATTCATCGGATAGGCTCACATTAAATGATCCACCCTCTCACTATTATGTCCTATTGGGGTTTATTGTTATTATCAGTTTATTAAAAACATAATCTTGCATTCTATTAGTTATGTAGGTGGTTAATATTTTTTATATATGTGTAGAATTCACAGTAAAGTGCCGTTCGCTCGCTGCCCTTTAAGGGCTGCAGCGACCTGCAGTCTTTACTGTGCCGCCCACTCGACCCAACTGGGGACACACACCCTTCAAATTTGATTATCTAGATTGTTTTTTCCAGTAGGACAGCTAGTATACCTGTGTCCCTAGATATTCCTGTTCTTTTTGTCCTTCAGGTCCTATATAGGGTTGTCCAGAAAATAGGAGAAATAGGTGGGTTTTTTAAGATCGGACCGCTAAAAACTTGAAAAAATGGCGTTTTGATAGTATATATATAGTAGGACCTCCGCTGGGGGAAACTGGGTATCTGGAATATCTGGAATATCCTGAATTAAGACAGGAATATCCTGAGACCTGTGGTCTGTAGGTGTTCCTGATATTAAGGTTATTAGGCTAGACCCTATACAACCTAAAAAATAGGACAGTAATAAATAGGTTTGTCAAGTATTACTATCAACTTTGTTGACTTGATATCTTGATTATGGTAAAGGATAGGTGGAATAAAAAACAGGTTTTAGGAAATTCCAATCCACCCTACTAATCAATTTGTCAAGTATCTAAAAATCAATTGTTGATATTATCAACTTTGTTGATTATCCTACTTGCATTTATTTATTAATATCGGATAATATAAATATAGATATTGAAATAAAAGTAAATATCTAAAACGAAAGGAAACAATATGAACAAAGGAAACAATATGAACATAGAATCACTAAATAATGGCTTAGATTCACTACTCAATAAAATATCAGTTTTAGATTGCGAAATTTTACTTACTTTGAATGACATTAGTAATATTAGAAAACGACTTGATAGGATAAGAGAGGAATTGGAAAATATAAAAATAGCCAAGTAAGTCGAAACCGCCCTAGGCGGTCTAGGTGTAAAGCACCTACTGATGAGACTAAGAGAAAGGAATCAGCACATGGAACTAAAAATAGGCAGTAACTACACTACTACAAAAAGCGGTGTAACAGGAATAATTAAGAGAGTAGATACTTATGCTACAGTATGCAGAATATTACTAGATATAGAGGGACAGGATAGATGGACTACCCTACCTATCAAGAAATCAACTATTAAGACACAGAAAAGAAAGGCGGTAAAATAATGAGTAATAAACTATCACCACTATTGATTGCACTAGAGAAATCCTATGAGTCAATAGCAAAGAAAACAGGTGCTCCAAAAGCAACCCTAGTTATCTCTAGAAAAACAGGTAACACCATGGGTCATTGGACTAGTCTAGCGGTATGGTCTAACGGTCAGGATAAGTATAATGAACTTATGATATCAGGAGATTACCTAGACAGAACTTCCGAGGAACTCCTAGGCACTCTATTACATGAGATAGCACATGCTATCAATACGGCTAAAGGTGTTAAGGATTGCAGCAGTAATCAATATCATAACAGGAACTTCAAGAATGAGGCAGAGGCACTAGGTCTTAATACTAAATTCTCAGATGGTCGCGGATTCGCTACTACAACTATCTCTGAAGAGGGATTGAATAGGTGGGCAAAGGAACTTGAATTGATCAAAAATGCTAAAAATCTATCAGTCCCACGCCAAGTAGTAAAAACAAAAGGCAGAGATACTAACTATAAGAGTTATAAGTGTGATTGTGGATATGTAATTAGAATGAGTAAATCTACTTATGAATTATCATCTCCAACATGCAGTATATGTAATGAAAGTTTTAGGGGGGTAATATAAAATGACTACAGAAAGTATTTTAATATACACAACAGAGACACCAAGAAAGCGTAGCGGTTGTAATGACCCTAGATGTTGCGACCAAAACTTTTATGAGTATGCAAGTAAAGAATGGAATGAAGGAGTAATGAATTAAGACAGAAATTATCAACAGATACTTGACAGATAATCAGAGTATCGGATAATAAATAATAGGTAGTGATGAAAAAGAAGTAGTCACTACCAAGTATAAAGTAAGAAAGGAAAAAAAGAAATGAATAAATATAAAGTATATGCTACCGCTACTATAAACTATGAAGTAGAGGTAGAGGGTAATAGTGAGATAGAGGCACTATCTACTCTTGATGATTGGATACAGGATGACTTTGAAGACTATAAGGTTCATGGGTCTTGGGACTTTACAGTAGAAGAAATAGAAGATCCATATACAGAATACTACTCTAAGGTGGAGCAGTATTATGCAGATACAACAAGAGAGGAGCAAGACAATGAATAATATAAATATATTGTGTGAGATATGTGATGAACAACCTCCACGCACTATTGAAAGTAAATACTGCCAAGATTGTAGAGACTGGTTAAAAGGAGAGGAGGACTACAATGAGTAAAGTAAAAGATATAATAGAAAGACTATCTCAGTTAGACCCTGAGAGCGAACTTATAATCGCTTATTGGGACTTAGAGACAGTTAATGATTGGGATGCTGCAGGTTATGATGAAGTTACTGATGAACCTATCCAACTAACTAAAGAGCAGTGGTCTAAAGTAGTAGAATATTATCAAGATAGAGTTACTACTTGGGGTCAAGATGTTGAAGATATAATCTCTGAAGCACTAGAGATAGAAGAGAGGTGGCATCTATCATGATAAACTACTTTGATAACTTACTATTATGTATTAAGAACCACCATATTAGATATGCTAATAAAGGTGGGGCAGTATGCATAGAGTGTGTAGAGTGTCATAATATTTTAGTAGTGTTAGGAGATATCCAATGACTAGATACTTACACAAGCATAGACCACTATTTGAAATAGTCTCTGACATAAAAGCAGATTATAAAAAGATGCCTAAGTATGTAAGAGATACACTCGATGACTTGGCTCAACACAATCAAGTCACTGACTTAAAGATAAGAAGAGAAGATGGCAGTAGATGTTCAGGTCATATATATGTCCAACTATCTCTGATGGTATTAGGTAAATACAATACAGAAAAGTCTGAAGATCTAAAGAATGAACTCAGATATATCATGAGAATGGGAGGAAGAATATGAGAAAAGAAAAAAGAATAGAGATACTAAGAAAAGAGTATGCAAGAGCAGTAATGAACCCATTATTTGATAACCCTGCAGACTACTGCATATTACTTGACTTAATACAAGATGAGATAGAAAGATTGGAGGTAAGGAAATGAGTAATCAATTAGTAAAAGGCAATGACACTGCAGAACTATTGTTCAGAGCGGTTCAAGTTAAATGGTATAATGCTAGTCCAAGAGTAAAACACTGGCTCGGCACTATAGGAGAAGCCTATCAGGCGGTGATAGATGGAGACGAAAATCGTCTCATCAATCTACCAACAGAGGCTACTACAAAATCAGGTGAGACCAAAGATAAGGCTATAAATATCTTGATAGGTTTCAATGATTGGCTAGGAAGAGATATCGTATGGAGATGTCTCGATACTGCTAGAGAGAATAATGGAGATCTCTACTAGTAGTGGCAGGGTAGGAGAAGATATCCAAGTCTATTCCTTTCTACTTGTAGGGGGTGCAATTCCCCCTCTACCCACTATCTTGTGCTACTGATTGGATGTCAGTTACCAAGATTATCCACGCATAACCATGCGGGACTTTATTGCCTTATTATTTACAGAACTTATACAAGTGTATGTATTAATAAAGAAAACAATAACAGTGTCCCTAATTGGGTCGTGTGGAAGGGACAGTAAAGCATATGCGGTGCTTATGCAAAGCAACGCAACAGGTGCTTTACTGAGCCACCACTTATATAAATTAATGGAGGAATAAAATGGAAGACAATAAATCAGCACTAGAAGGTGCTAGATTATTATATAGAACTATCATGTTAGGTAATCATTATAATAATAAACCATACAGTGATGAGAGTGATGAACTATTAGACTTTCTTGGTCGCTCTGCATATATAACTTTAGATGTGTTGACAGACTTAGGTGATGATAAATACTCATCAGATAATCGTAAGAATATAACTCATATTAGATATCTGGCTGCTTTATTATTTGATAAAGATACAGTATATGAATTAGCAAAAACTATACACTATATATTAGATAATGATAACCTAACTATCAGTGATATACAAGATATATTATATGGTAGCAGTAGAGATATTGATATAAAAAAGATACAGACAATTGGTAAATTATTATATGAAGGTAAAAGTTATAGATATGTATCATCTGAAGTAGGTGTATCTTATGATACAATAGAAAGAATAGAAAGTTTCACAGGAATAAATCAAGCAAGAAAAGATAGGTTAATTGATCAGGCTTGTGATGCAGTAAGAGAAGGTGTGTCAGTTAGAACTTTCGCCAAGCAAGTTAATATACCAAAGTCTACAGCACATACAGTAATGAATAAAGCAAAGTCAGTATTAAAAGAACTAGGAGAGATACAATGAATACAGATGAACTTATATCAGATGAATTAAGACAGCAGTCAGTAGGTAAAACAGTAAGAGAACTATATCACAATATAGATAGTTATATAAGTGAGATACATAGAGCAGTTAAAGATAATGAATTCGATTATGCAGAGACAATGACTGACAATCTAAAAAATAATATACTTATATTGTCTGCAATATTAGAACAGATAGAACAAAGCAGAGAGGAGGTCTAATATGTGTTGTGAGATAGGTCATAAATGCACTTGTAATGAAGAACCAAAGTTTAGTATAATATTTAAATGTGATGAATGCTCTGAAGTAATAGTAGATCCTATTGTAGAACATCCTCAGTTTAGTATTTTATTATGCAACAATTGTAGTAGTAAGAACTAATTATATATTAAGACAGGAGAATATAATGACAGCAGAAAGAGATGAAGCAGTAACCTCAAGAGAAGGTGCTCACCATCAGTCTAGTATAGAGACTATACTTGATGGATGCTCATGGCAGTATTACTTAAATAATATTAAGAAGATACCAACGCCACCAAAGCCACACTCTCTAATGGGAACTGCTTATCACTCTGCCATAGAGGCACACGAGTTATCTAGAATGTATGGTAATCCAACATTATCACTTAGTGATATGATATCTATTGCAGATCAAGAGATCCTAAAACAGTCCGAGGCTTTGACTGATGAGATGATGGTAGATAAAGATGGTAACATATTAACAGTAGATAATCTATTAGATATGTGTAGGTTCGCACTTAATAACTGGTATAATGAGAAAACAAAAGATGGAATATCTCATAGAGATTGGTTATTAAGACTAACTCCTGTAGCAATAGAGCCTTACTTTAAACTGCAATTAGTAGATGATGCACTGCCTATTGGAGGTTGGATAGATGGAGTTTATAAAGATGAAGAAGGTAATTATTTATTAGTAGATCAGAAGACTGCTGGAGATTTTACTAGATGGTCTTATGATGGTAATGGTCATAGATATCAAGCAACAATGTATGGAGTTGCATTAGTATTATCAGAAGATTTTCCTGAAGTTACTGAACTAGATAAAATAAATATGCATTATCTAGTATCAAGAACAAGAACAGGTAATAAGAATTTAGAGAAAGCTAGACATGTAATAGTTAAACCTGAACTAGATGATGTGGCTTTATTAGGTGAGAGAATAAGACAAGTAGAATTTATTATTAAGAATAATTTATACGCCCCTAACCCATCATGGTTTTTATGTAAGCCTAGATTTTGTTCATTCTATAATGAATGTCAAGTCACTGGTAATTTAAGAAAAGCACCAATAGATATAATAAGGAGATATAAAGATGAGTAGATTTATAACAGTAAAGAAAACAAATGGCTTAGTAACAGGTGGTAAAGTAACCTATGTAGAAATGTGGTTAGTCCCTGAAGATTTTTCAGAGCAAGAAATAACATTACTCACTGAGATATGTGATAATAATGTTTTAGATCCTCAACAAGCGTTCGATTGTGTGCGTAAGTTAAGGAAGTAGTAATAATAAGAAGTGTCCCTAATTCACTCGTGAGGCAGGGACAGTATATAATGTCTGACTATAAACCTGAGGAGGTTCACATATGACAAATGAAGACAATGACAATGTAAATGGCGGAGTAAGATCTACTACCGTAAAATTTACAGCATCAGGTAAACCATTCGGTGCTGATGTATTTTTATCTATAGAGACAGAGTATGAGTTTGATACTCTAGCCTATGATGATGAAGTAATGGAGAAGCAAGAACTTCTTACAATTCAGTTACAAGCACAGGTAACTGACTTAATAAAGAATGCTGCACTAGCAACAAAAGAAGCAGCAATTAATACACCAAAGGGACAGGTCTCAATTCATCCTGCCTCAGGTGTAACAGCAATACCAGCAACACAGTATAACACAGTTGCTCCAGCAGGGACTACTGCTCAGGCAGTAGTTGCAGTAGCAAATGGAGCACCGCAAAGTCAGGGAGACTGGCGTTCAGTTCCTTCTAGATTTGGAGATGGTCAAGTTAGATTTTTATCTACAGCAGCCTATCCAACAGATAGATTAAAAACTGACATTGGTTCATGGATAGTAAAGCAAGGTCTTAATGCAGATCTTTTTGATATATGGGATGAAAGAGTTGGTGCTAAAGGTGCTGAGGCTGGAAACCCTATTGGATCTGTATTCAATATTAAAGTTAAGAAGGATGCTCAACATCTAGTTCCAGAAGACTTCCACAGAAATGCAGCAGGTCGTGGTAAGTTTAACAATGATGGAAGTCTATATATCTATTGGTCTAAAGACTTCGATGCATATCTTAAATTTGTAGGGAAGGAGAAACTTGCATGAAAAAACTACTTAAAAAATTAAAGAAGTTAGCAAAGAAATACAAGTTAGTTAAACGCAAAAGTAATAAGAAGAAATAAAGAATGAGAAGGAGGAGTCATGACTTATATTACAAAACAAGATGGTGATGTTCTTTCAGTATCAGACATATCAGAAAATGAGGTAGAGGTGGAACAGCAAGAAAAACCTAGACCTAAAAGGTCTTTCGGTTGGACTTCAAATGATGGTGTTAAGGGCTTACTAAGGTATGCCCAGAACCCAACAAAAAGAATAGCTACAGGTATATGGCCTATCGACTCCATGTTAGGTGGAGGAGTAGGTCGTGGTGAAGTATGTGTCATATTAGGTAAGTCAGGTAGCGGTAAGTCTATTCTAGGTCAAAATATATTGGAGTCCAACTTAGAGATACCAGCAGTCTTCTTCTCTTATGAGATGCCTGGGACTATGGTTCTAACAAGATCATTAGCAATGTGGTCTAACAAAAGTCACAACACTATATTCAATATGGTTGAAACTAATACACTAGAAGATGAGATGTTAAGTGATTGGGAAGATGCTCACAGAAAGCACTACTATATTACTAAGACAGGTCTAGATCTACCTGCTATGAGCACTGCTATTAAAGAGTGTCAAGAGCAGACAGGTGAGAGACCAGCACTTGTAGTCATAGACTACATGGAGCTAGTAGCATCAACAGGTTATGGTGAAACTATAGATAATATTACTTCAGTAGCACAAGCACTTAAAGGATGGGCTAAAGAAGAAGATGTCTCATGTGTTATATTACATCAGACAAATAAGACATTAAGACATGGAGATGCTCCTGATGAAGATGCCGCTAGATATGGTGGATACACAGAAGCAGATATAGTAATAGGTATATGGAGACCACATAAGTGGCAACCTAAAACAAGATCAGATGTTCCTTTAAACGACCATCAGATTACTTATCTTAGAGATTATGTAGGTATTAATCTCATAAAGAATAGACCTAAGATTACAGTTCAGGAACAAGGTTATCTAGTTCCTATAAGTGACTCAGGTAGAATTAGAGTAAGTCCAGGAACTAGTTTAGAAGTTTATAGACCAGGCTCTGGTGGTGTATTCTAATGGTAAATTTTAGATACTTAGATAATGAAAGTAGGTTTGGTGAAGGTGCTCCTTCAGGAGATCTAGCAGAGGAAAAAACTCTAAACTTCTTTAGAAGTATAGAGAAACCTCTACAAGAATTCGGTCCTAAACACATACCTACAGACAGATCTATTAATCTAACTTGGACTGAGAAGGTCAGGCTAATGCCTGACTTTCTTGGTTATGGTATGTTTATAGAGGTTCAAGGATGCTGGTCAGATCATGTAGTTGTTAAACCTGATAAGCTTTACACACTACTTGAATGGGATGCAGAGATGCCTGTATGGTTCTCTATTTATATACAAAAGACTGATGAGATATTACTTGCACCTCTACACACAATACTGTGGGCATGTGCTGATGAAAGATCTAAATCTATTATATTAGATGAAGGAACTTTATCTCAGAAGTTTGCTTATGAAGTTCCAATAGAAGTATTACTAGATGTAAGAGTTAGTGATGCTTTTGCAGTAGATAAAATGTTAAAGGAGAAAACTAAAAAAGTGAGGTGATTTATGACATATCAAAAACCATATAATATAGATACTACAAGATATCAACATTCAGAAGAGATATTAAAAGCTCTATCTGTAATAGATGAATACTTTGTATCAGAGAAACCTGAAGATCCATTGGTATTAATAGTCGATACTTTACTTGCTTTATTAGAAGATGATGAAAGAGCAGTTGTAGAAATGTGTCTTATGAAAAATATAAGTATGCATGAAGCAGCGAGAACATTAGGTTATATAAATAGTAATGGAAAAGAAGATCATAAAATGGTTAGTAGAAGATTGAAGTGGGCTCTAGTTAAACTAAGAGCAATACTAGAAACACCATCTTTTGCTACAGCAATAGCAGGTCATAAAATGCCAATAGAAAATTATGAAGTTGTAGTAACAGATACTATATCTAACATAATAAAAAGATTAGATATTAAGACAGAGGAGTTAGGTGATGAAGAATAATTATCCAAGAAAATTAAAGATTGGTCCTTATACATATAACATAGAACTATATCCTGATGCCACCTACTCTGATCATGGAGCTTGTGTATATAATCATCAGACAATATTTATATCACCTAATCAACATGCAGAGAGAGCAGGAGATACATTATTACATGAAGTGTTACATGCAGTATGGGACTTATCAGGTTTCGATCAAGTAGCAGATCTCAATGAAGAGAATATAGTTAGAAGCATAGCCACTTGGCTAACTTTAGTATTAAAAGATAATCCAAAATTAGTAGAGTTTATAACTAACCCTAACTTAAATTGGATACCAGATTATGAAGACGATGCTTTAGAAGAAGCATCTGATAATAAGGAGTCAGATAATGAGTAAATCAAAACAACAAGGAACGAGGCATGAGTCATGGATAGTAAATCAATTAATGTCAGTAGGTCTATCTGCAAAGAGAATAGCAGAGGGAGGATCAGCAGACGAAGGAGATGTAGAGTTGCTAGTAAAAGATCAAAGATGGGTACTGGAGGGCAAAGCCCGACAGAACCTAAATATACAGAAGACACTAGCAAAAGCAAGGAAAAAGGCTGGAGACAATACGCCTGTAGCCGTCATCTGGAAACGCCTTGTAAAGGTAAAAGGCTACGAAAATCGTCAGCCTGTTGAAGGAGAAAGAGTAACTGTCACCCTATCATGGGATGACTTTGTATCACTACTAACAAAGGAGAATAACAATGAGTGATGAAATAAAGATAGAGCCATTAACTGAAGAAGAGATCATCGCTATCTCTAAAAGGTTAGAAGATAATAAAGAATATGATACAGAAATTGCTAGAGCAATATTCACTGTTCTTGTATCTGGATATGAATACCAAATACTTTATAGTACTTTACAGGCATATTACTCAGCATCTACTGCAGGTTTATACCAACTTGCTGGAGACTGCTCTAAGATAATAGGTCTTAAAGATACCAAGAAGATACAGAAGATGTATAGACAAGCAGCAACTATTGCTGGTAACTTACCTGCTATAGCTAAAAACATATTAGAAAGTCAACCTGAGGAGACAGATAATGAAGAAGATGCAGTGTCGGAAGTGTCTGAAGAAACTACCAATAAATAACTTTTATCTAAGAAAGAATGATAATGATAGAAGACAAGAGTGGTTATGTAAATCATGCAGCTACTTTCGTAAGTTAATAAAAAAATATAATATAACTGAAGAACAGTATATAGAATTATTTAATAAACAAAATAATGTATGTGCTATTTGTAAAACAGTTAAGAAAACAATGTGTGTAGATCATGATCATGTAACTTTAAAAGTTAGAGGTATACTATGCAATAAGTGTAACTTTGCTATAGGTCAACTAGATGATAAAATATCATTATTAGAAAATGCAATCGTATATTTAAAAGGAGATATAAATGAAAACTAAAATAGCATCAAAGGCATCTCTAGTATTTATAGCAATAGCTCAATTACTAGATACTATATCAACTTATATAGGTATAGAAGTATTAGGAGGTAAAGAATTAAATCCTATAATGAGTTACTTCATAGGTTTAGGATGGAGTTATTTCTTAATAGTTAAACTATCACTTATATTATTATTAGTTCTATTCCCTTATAAGACTAAGTCTACTCCATGGTTTATAGGTGTGCTAAGTATATCTCCATTTATTTGGAACTTAATACAGATTATTTAGGTGGATTCTTTAACGCTAAGTTTAAGAAACTTTTCTTCTGTTCTTCAGTAGTATAATCTTCACCTATTAATTGCTTCCTTTTTACATCCATTATATTTTCAAATCTTTCTTGTGGAGATTTTTTAAATATAGGATTTATATTAGTTAATTTATTTTCTGCCAATACTTGTTCTAAAGTTCTAGTAGGATTATAATATATATTTCTCCAAGCATACCATGAAGCAGATTGAACTTCACTTGGTAACATACCTAAATCATCTGCAGCTTTCTGATAAGCTTTCATAAATAATTGATAAACTTTTTCATTTTGTAACATAGGTAAACTAAAACCATTACCTTTTTTAACTAAAGAACCTAATGCTAAATTAGCAGCATGTGTATCTACAGTAACAAAATTAGGATCATTAGGATTCATTTTATTTTTTGCATAGCTACCTATTTTAATTAATCTACCTTCTAAATCTAAAGCATTAACATCTAAAGGTTTTTCAAATTGCTGTGCTCTTAATGCTTTTGCATAAGCAGTACCAGTAGATCTTGTTCTTGACCCTTCTGGAGGTAAACTATATGGATTTTTAACGAATGCTGCTATTGCTTTTGCTTCTGATTCAGGACTTGCACCAGCACTAAATTGACTACCATAATTAGCAAGTTCTTCAGGAGATAATATATCTGAATTATCATTAATAAATTTATTATACTTTACATAAAATTGTGAATCATTTTTTATATCAGATAATTTAACAGCATTCTTAATATTCTCTGCCATAGTATTAATAACTTCTTCTTGATTTAATTTTAATATATTTTGATTTCCTCCACCTTTAATATAATCATATCCTTTTATAGGAACAAATCCTAAACTCTTAAATTCTTCTGGATAATCTTTTAATGATTTATATATTAAAGATTCTACATCTTTACCTTTATCATCTTTTACAGTTTTAATTTTAGATTGCATTTTCTTATTAGCATCTTGACCAAATTTACTATAATTAACAGTACCTTGTTTTATTTTTTCAGTAGTAATAATTTCTTTTTCATCAGGCAATACTAATTCCTTTGCTGCTTTATCTAATTTACTACCAGATACTTTTTTAGATTTACCAGTACTTTTTATACCACCAGCTAAACCACCAGTTAGAAAATCTACAGATGTTCCACCTTTTAAAGAAGAAGGAGCTCTTGTGGCAGCCAAAGCTGCTCCACCTATTAATAAAGGTGCTAATGCTATTTTACCTGCTGTATCTAATTCTTTATCTGATAAATAATCTCCTGCTGCAACAGAACCTAATCCTAATGCACCAGTTATTCCTACATTTTTTAATACTTGATTTCTTGCTATATCTTTTTGAGCTTCAGTTACAGGATATAAATCAGTTCTTAATGATCTAAAACCTTCTGCTTGATTTGTTTTTAAACCAGATCTTATAGCACTTAGATCAGTTAAGAATCTATTTGCTGGATCTAAACCTAATATTCCTTCTGGATTATAACCACCTAAATATTCATTTCTTCTTAGTCTAGACATAACTTCAGGTTTACTAACTACATTAATTAACTCATCTATATTAGTTGCTACACCACCACCAGCCTTTACTGGTAGAGTAGGATCATTAGGAATAGAAGACATGAAGGAACCAATTTGTTCCCCACCCTCAATAAACTTACCTCTTCTAGGATCAAAAGAGAAACCTCCGCTTCTCTTTGATGATAATATTTCAGGAGCATTCTCCCTTATATTACGAAGTATTCTTTCTTCACTATAAGGTAATATTTTACCTTTAGCTTGAGCACCAAGTCCAGCTAGTGGATTTTTACCTTGAGATAATACTTTTAATAATGTAGTAAAAGCACTCATGCTTATCTCCTAAAGTTCTTTAAACCTTTATTAATACCTTTATCAATGGCTTTTTTGGTTTGGCGATCTTCTTCAGATAGACCTATAGCAATGGCTTGTTTCTTATCTTTTACTTTATACTTCTTGCCTTTACCGCTATAGAGTTTGCCTTCTTTAAACTCACCCATAACCTTCTGCATTTTATCCATAGTATTACCTTCTCTCTCTATTTGTTTTTCTTAGGGCTTTTATTACGATCTTTACCAGCTTGATAAGATTCTAATAAACCCCTACCCTTAGCAGCTAATCTAGCAGCAGACTGAGCATTCTTAGGTACAGGTTCTCCCCATGCTGCTGCAGCAAGAGCAAGCCTTGTAGGCTTGCCATTAGGCTTCTGCAGTGGTCCAGATGGATTAGTATAAAACCTAGTAAGGAATGAACCCTTACGCCTCTTCTTCTCTGGAGTATCTGCTGCACCTTTAACTCCAGGCTTTAGGTTAGCACCTTCAGTTCTTTTGAAGTGTGCTCTACCTGCTGCTGTTAATCCACCCTTAGGATCTTTAATTGGTTGTCTCATAATAATTTAGCCGCATCTATTAACTCATCAATAGATCCTTCCCATTCATCAGATAAAGCATCAAAGGTTTCTTTTTGTTTATCATCTAATTCATTATAGTATCTTAATAAAGATTTTTTCCATTTATTTAGATATTTTTTATATTCTGTTTTTGCTGTAGAATAATATTCAAAATCAGGATGGTGGAGGTAATACTGCACATGATCAGGAGAAAAATATTTTGGATTAATATCATCT